AGCCACTGTGAGGCAACTGGCAGTTACTGAGGCCTTTGACAGGTCATCTCGGTAATACATCGCCACGGTGCGCCCTGTGTAGCCGTCCGACAGGCTATACGACCCCACTTGAGGGGTAGCCAATCCGTAAACCGTGGCATACGGGGCAGTCTCAACCGTGCTTGTAACGGTCACCCCATTCCAGTAGTAGCTCTCGTCCGGCCCTTCCTGATCAACCGGATCGCCTTTGGTGAACTCTACCCGCGTTTCAATTGCAGACCCCGGCACTTGGGGGATGCCGCCGGTCACCACTGATCCGGCGGTCTGAGCTACGTTCTTGATGGACCGAATCTCTGCAGTTCTCACGCCCTCGACATTCGTCAGGGTGACCTCGAAAAAGTCCATGACCGTAGTGCAATAACCCAGGCCGCCCGTGGTGGTGTTTATGAAATTGCTCGGAGGGCGCTGGTTCACGTTGCTTGAGAATCGCCCAACTATCGCGCGGTCCCCGGTTGGCGTTGCATCGAAGACGACATTAGTTATTGTTCCGGTCAGCGCCTCAAGGGGGCCATCTGGGAAGGTCAGCGGAATCGAGACTTCTTCATTGTTTAGGTAGTTTTGATTGTGGCGAGAAACCCTAAACATCGGACGCAAACGAACAGATTGACTCGACAGGTTGGCGGTCCAGTTGGTTACGCCATCGTGATACACCCAGCTTGCCTGGCTGGTTGCACCGCCGAAGTTGGCCTTTCCGTAAATGATCCCATCGCGAGGGCTGTAAAGGGCTTCTGCTCGCCACTCAACCCCCTTGACGGCATCCGCTGCTAACTGTGCGGGCGTTCTCACTGGATCGACTGCGCGCGGATCACGGAACCTGACAAGGCTGCCTGACTGGTGCATGCCTGTCGGGACAAGTGGGCTTATAGGCAGTGTGAACGTGACGCCATTTGGCAGCGTTACACGCGGCGCAAACGCCCCGTTTGTCTTGGGCAGGTCAAGCCGGCCATGCCATGGCCAGCCAAATATCTTGACCTTCCCCGGTCTCCAGTCCTGAAGCGCGCTATCAAACATGATTAATCCGTCACACCAGGTGGCAAAGCCCAATTGAAAACGACTGTCTGGCTATCGGCGTCCGTCATGGTGACGCTTTTCAACGGCTCGATTTCCACAGCAAGCATGTAGTCAGAGCTGTACAGACTGCTCGTCTCGACGTAATACGTGCGGCTATTGGGTGTCTCAGTCAGTGGGCTGGCAATGCCGCCACCCGATGCGCCGCCCTTGATTGGGATTGCCGGGTTGGACGCCGTACCTTGTTTTGCAGGCAGCACCCCGCGCGGCTCAATGGTTCTGAGGCGACGAGGTTCTTTCTGCGGAACTGTAAGGCGATTAATGTCATCGACAATCTGCGCGGTGCCGCGCCGGGAGGTTTCGTTGTTCTTCCCAATAGCGCGGCGGGCAGCCTCATTTGTGGTGCCGGTCGAGCGGCGCGCTGACTCGTTCGAGGTCCCAATAGATCGGCGCTCAGATGCAAGGTCAGCCATCAGTTAAGCTCCAGCAGGTCGTTAGGGATCGCCACGCGATACGTCGTGGTGATTGGCACCTCAAGTTCATCACGCAAATCTGCAGCAATTTCAGGGGCGGTAAGGCTGAACCGGCGCGGGTACTTCACCGGGTCGGCTATGTCGCTCACTGAATAGTTACCTGCGAAGCCGTCGCGATCTTCGTCGTATGGAGGCACACCACTCTTACCGCCAATCTGGTTGGGCAATCCGCCGGGGTAAGGCGATGCACCGTCTGGATCTGGCTGAGGCTCAGTTGAGAACGGCGGCAATATCAACGGGTCAGTCACATCACCACCGCCGCGCATGACCGCAATGTTCAGCGCTGTTGTGGCCAGGCCAGCATCAAGGTCAAAGGTGTCTGCGATTCTCACGCATTTGCCTTGGGCAAGAACGCTTTGATCGTCGACCTTGAGCGTATGCACCAGATCAATGTCCATCACCATGCTGGTCGGCGCCGTCCATGAAACAGTAGTCGTGCGGTGAGCCTCATAAATCTGCGTTTGCGCCTGGTGGAGCATGCATTTCAACGCCGCCTGACGACGATCCTCGTCGCGCATATCCTCATGGCCGCTAACGCCATCCGTGATCTCATCACTCTCCCATGTTTCGCCCTTCTCGCTTTCCACCTCGACCGACACGCGATCGCGTGATATCTGCTCACCGGAAGCGGTGACGCTGGCCTCGGCCACAACCGTAAAGGCATATTGCTCTGTAACGCTCTGCGCCCAGCGGCGCGCGCCTTTCCAGCCGGCACTCAGCAGCAAGTCGTGGTATTCGTTGTTCCAGGCGATGCCATTACCGCAAGGGTCAACGCTGTCACCCGGCAACCTACCGTAGGATGCGTCGAGCATGGTGTACCCAGCGCCCTCAGTAGCACTGACGATCATGTCAACGTCAGGCAGTTCGGTGCTATCGATACGCCAGTTGCAAAAACCACCGGTTACCGCGCCCGGGATAATCCAGCTGTACTGCTCGTTTTGTTGGCGCAGTCTTTGGAACCGGTACTCCGCATCGATCTCAACCTTGTTAATCAGGCTCGACAGGTCGGCCAAATCAACACTCATGCTGTCGTAAATCGTGGTACCGGCACCGAAAACAAATGCCGGTTCTTTTGCAAACCAAGTGGTGGTGCGCAAATCACCATAGGCCGAGCACTCCAAGCTGTAAGGCAAACTCGCCAAACGCTCTTGTGCGTAGTCCCAGCGCGAACGACCCTCCACCGGCTCAAACACATCGTCGGACCAGTAGCCGCCAATCAGCGAATCAACGCTTGCAACACTCAAGGCTTCAACCCGCTGCTGCAGTTGGTCAGAGCATTGGCATTCGAGCAAGCGCAGGGTCAGGCTGTAAGTCGGGTCGCTAATGCGCCCGGTGTAGCGCCGCACTTCGGTGGTGACGCCGGCCGTGGTGCTGAGATAATCGATAGTCACGACCTTCCCGCGCCATGAGTCAGGAACAACTGTTCCCGTGGCCAGGTGCAAGGTGAAGCTCGCAGTGCCTGCGGCGCCCTCTTCCCGGTCGACCGTAACTGAGCCGGTGAGACTTGCGGTCATGTCCATACCGTCGACAGTCAGGCGCAGCGCCCAGACGAAGGCGTAACCGGCGGTGATCGGCGCTGGTGGCGCGATGCTTTGGGCAGCAATGCCATTGATTGGCCCGCCATTGATCGGGCTACCGTTAATCATCAGGCCTCTTCCCAGTTAATAGTCCAGCCATAGACTCCGGCGCCCATAGACTCCGGCGGCTCACTAATAAACACGCTGTACACCGGCATCCAGTAGGTAGCGTAGAGATCAGCGCCAGCTACTGGTGTGATGGTGACATCGCCAGCTGAATAGCTTGATGGGGCCGGCCGCCAATTCCCATTCACGTGCGCCAGTACCCAAGGTGCAACATCTGGGCGAGGCTCCCCCTTAAGTGTCACGACAAGGCCTGTGCCCGTGATACACATAGGTTTTGTGAGCCGAAGCTCTAGAGCCTGAGTGAAATCTAAGCCAGACAATCCGGGCGGCATCCAACCGTCACTGCTGCTGATGGAGCCTGATGCCTTTGACCAATGCGTCATTTTTACGCCTTTGCCTTGGCTCAGCCGTACTAACCCAGACCCGCCCAATGGCGAAACAGATTGATCAGAGCTGCCGGCATGCAGAACGATCGGCACACCGCCCAGCATTACGCTCGGGTTCGACATTGACTAACTCCAGGCAATAAAAAACCCGCACTTGGCGGGCATGGATGCGGTTTTACTTAACGGCGTGTTGGCCTCGCTGAGCCTACCTTTCTGGCCACTTCTCGCAACTCAGCCGCAACACTTCGGGGCATAGCAACAGGCATTACCCCACCACCGAGATCTACCATCAGAGTTCCCCAATCACCGCTGCTGACAGGGCTCGTTGGTGCTGGCCCCATGGCTGGAATACTTGGCGCGTAGGTTGGCGATATGAGCCCGCCTTGCGCATATCTCGGAATCTTCCGCTGCCGGATAGCCTCCATAAAGTCCTGCCCGTAGTAGCGAACAGAAGCTTCTGGCTGCATGAACTCACCATTGGAGCCGTACATCAGGATGCTGTCGCTTGTTCCTGAGCCGGGGCCACGAAGCAAACCGCCGCCAGCAAATGCCGAGATAGTCTCGGTCGGCGCGGCCTGGTCGGAGGCAACTGGGGCAACCGCAGTTACTGGGACCGTAAGAATCACCCCTATTTTTCGCGCAAGCTCCGCCATTTCATTTAACAGCTTTGCCTGATCTTCCGGCTTCATTCCCGCGGTAACCTTTAAGTCTTTGAGTGACTCAAGAGCCTGCTGGGTGATTTGCACAGCTTCTTTTGCTTTATCAAGCTTCACTTGGGCGTCATCAATTGATGACTGATCAGCAGCATCTTGGATCGCCGCAAGCTCTCGAATAAACCCCTTAAAGCCATAAGTATTTTCGCCGGCATCGGCCAGCTGAGTTAGAACCTCAAGAGCCGCTTGAGCTTGACGCTTGGCTTCCTCAACATCCCCACTCTGCAAAGCTTGGCGCGCGCCGGCTTTTAACGCAGTTGCAGTGCCGAAGCTGGAAGCTCCGCCTTGTCCGGCATCAAGCTTGGTCAGCGCGTCGCTGTAAGCTTTCTGATTATCTACCCGCTCTTTTTGGGCTGTAGCGAGATCCCGGGTGGCTTGACGCTCTGCAGCAACCTGCTCAGCGAGCTTAGTTTTGGTAGCCTTGACCTGCTTATCAAGCGATGACTCAGTATCCTTCAGGAACTGCGCTTGCTGATCGCGCATTACCTTTTGATGAGCTGCGCTTTGCTCCTCACGCTGTTTTTGCGACTCAGCTTCAGAGGCCGCCGCAGCTTCCGCTGCTTCCCGCGTCTTCTTAGTCATCAACTCATAGAATTTCAATGAGCCCGTTACGACCGCCTCCACAGGGCTAAGCGGGATCTTTGAAAGGTTTGTGATTAGATCAACCATTTGGGTTGAGGGTGTAGCGCTGCTAATCGTCCCCAGTAACTGGCTGAAAATGCCCAGCTTCTCGATGGCTGAATCTGAAGCTCCGGTAATTTTATCTATTGCAGACACCGCCAAAACCAAGTTATTCGTCAGCTTGGTTACCGCGCCGCCAAAGGTCTCAGGAAGCTTCTCCGCCTCTTCAGTCAGCTTTGGAAGCTGGCCGATAAGCGCATTTGATATAACTTCAGCGGTTAGCTGGCCCTCTGCAGCCATATCCCTCAAGGCCCCGACATTGACCTCCAGTGCGTCAGCAAGCGCCTTCAGCAGTCGCGGCGAGCTTTCCGCGAGCGTATTAAACTCTTCACCGCGTAATACGCCAGAGCCCAAAGCTTGGGCGAACTGCTGGATTGTTGCAGCAGTCTCCTGAACCGTGGCTCCACTGATTCGCAGCGACTTAGTCACCGCATCAATGATTTTGATGGTGTCCTCTTGGCCGCGTCCCGCTTCTTTTAAAGCAGGTGCTAGGCGTGAATAAAGAGTAACCACATCCTCAAGCGGGGCTTGGTTATTTTGAGCCAGCCGGTATGTCTCAGCCTGTGCGCGCTGGAACTCAGCCTGAGACGACGTGGCCAGGTTGAGCTGTGCCGTCATCTTTTTAGCCGAGTCAGTGATATTCACATAGGCTCTCGCCGTTTCCAGCAGCCCGATACCGCCACCAACGGCCGCAACGGTGCCACCCAATCCTGCACCAGCACCGCCGCGCTGCAGATCAGCAGTTTCCTTGAGAGCTCTCTGAGTCTCACGAACTCGCGCTGTGAGCGTTTGCTGAGCTACTGCCAGTTCCCGATTGGTTAATCCCCCTACACTGCGCAGAAGCTTGTATTGGTTCTGTAAGCGAACAAGCTCGGCCTGGAGGGCGCGATAACGAGAAACACCAAGGTTCTCTTTCGCTGCCTCGATATTGGAAAGGCGTTGCTCGCGCGTAACCTGCGCTAGAGCTGCCGCTCGCTGGCGCAGACTAAGGGTGGCTAAGTCCTTTCGGCCAGAATCTAATCCCTTATTCAATTCGGCATTAAGTCGGCGCTGCTCTTGAGTGAGCCGCGTCGTATCCACACCTGCAGCCGTTAACTCGGCTCGCATTCTGCTCAACTGCGTGGACTGCTGCGCCTCTGTTCTCAGCAGACGAGAAAGCTCAGAGTTGGCGTCCCTATATGCCTGTGTAAGCTTTACGCTTGGGCGCTCAGTGCGCACAAGTTCGTCTTGTAGATCTTTAAGGCGGCTCTTGGTCTCGCGAACGCTGGCACTGGTGTTTTCGAGTTGCTGCTCAAGCGCCTTGGTAGCATTGGTTTGACGCAATGGCTTTTCAACGGTGCGCACCAGATCAGCATATTCCTTCCGAAACGCTGATATTTCCTTGGTCGCCGAGTCCAGGTTCGCTGTGAGTTTGATCTCTACATCAGTCATGGACTAACCCTTGATTGCGCGCAAAAACAAAGACCATGGATAACCGAGAACATCCCGGTGCCCATTAGAAATTAACCTACAGATAGCGCTGTCCAGCTGATTTACGCCGGCTTCAGCGGAGGATTCAGCCGAGCCAGCATGCCGAAAAAATCGGGATTCACCTCACGACAAGCATCAATCACAGTGCGCAAATCACTAGGCATCATCTCTTCGACTTCATCGACTGTGAGTGAAGTAAATACCGGGATGTCTGATACCTGTATTTCAGGGAATAACATATCAACCAAGCTGTCAGGCGGGCCGCTCGAAAGGAGCTTTCGCACATCCGAGACCGATAACTCTCGACAGATGACTTCTCGCTGATCAAGCCTCAGGACCTTTGTCTTACCTGTACTGCTCATGCTTTTCTCCGGGCAATAAAAAACCCGCCGAAGCGGGTTTCGATCTACAAGAAACTATCTCACTACAGGCACCCAGACTTTCGTGGCTGTACCAGTTTTTGAGCCGTCTCTATTGGTTTTCGTCGAGCGGACCGTGCGTTCCTCAAGCGTTACTTGAGGCGTTTGCGGCCGGGACATAGTACGAATCTTCCTGTCAGTTTTTTTAACAGGGCTGTAGCGTTCTGGCTCTATAGCTTCAACTTCTTTAACCACCGGCACTGATACCACTCGAGGTTCGGATTTGCGCTGTTTGTATATCGGGCTATCTGGATCAGCCAACATAACCGGCGCACCCGAGCCACTTGGCTTTTGGTTCTTGACGCTTACAACTTCATCCAGAGTGGTCAAGACTGGGCAATTCGTGCCTTGAGTAAACGTAACCTTGCCGGAAGAGTCGACACACTTCATTACTGCAGCTGCATTTGCTTGCTGAATCCAGAGAGCTGCAATAGCGATACCAGCTACAACCGAGGCGTTCATGTGGAGTCCCTCTCAATAGTTGAAAGGGACTTTAGCCGATTTAAAGAAGCTTGTTTAAGCCGCCGGCTTCTCTTTCTGGATTTTCATGTAGGCAGACTTACCGACCCCGCGGGTGTCATCAGCAAGAACTTCAACGGCAACAGTCATGCCCATGAAGTCATCAGTGCCCAGCCAGTCGAGTGATTCCGCTGGCGCAAACTTGCAGCGCCAGAAACGCGGGTTAATACGCAACTGGGTCCCGGCGCCGTTCTGACCTTCAAGGATGAT